CTGACCGGCTGTTTTCCTTGCACAAAAGCAAACCCGCCCCAATAAGGGGGTACCCCTTCGCGAAATAAAAGGGGCGGGGGTATTTTACAAAATAGCGATACTTGCTCAAATGCCCGATCCGTATTAGATAGGTGGCATATTCAATTCAGTGAGCATATCGATGGCGTCTAAATCCAAAAGCCTTATTATTCAAGACGGTGAGCCCACCGACGTTGACGGCATTGATCGGCGCTATACGGTGTCGCCTATCCGCGCATTGCTTCCGGATGGCGGCGCACGGCGCAAAAGCCCACGGGAACATATCCCAACGGACAAGACGCGCCGGGGCGTATTGCATGCAGTTGGGCTTGGCATGAATCAGGAGAACATTGCCAAGGTAATGGGGATCAGCGTCACGGCCCTGACCAATCATTACCGGGATGAACTGGACACTGGCCTGAGCCTTTTGATGGATGACGTAAAGACCAACCTGTACAACATTGCCCGCGATGAGAACCACAAGGGCACAGTACAGGCCGGGATATATTTGTTGAGCCGTCTGGGCGGTGACAGCTTCAAGGACATCAAGCGCATTGAGATGACCGGGGCTGATGGCAAGGCGTTGGAGATCAGCCAGAAAACGCAGACTGTTGACCCGCGCTTGTTGGATGCTGACCAGCGTGAGGCGTTGCGGGATATATTAAATTCGGCTTTGAGGTTGGCAGCGCCTAATGCGCAGGCCCAGCCTGATATTATTGATGGTGAATATGAGGAAGTGAATGATGCCTGATCCAGTAGAGTGGGTTACAATGACGTTTGACCCAAAGATGAAGGTAGACCCGCATTTCCTTATCCGCGTGATGAAGGGGCAGGTTAGCACATTGACGGCTGATCAGTGGGAAGATGCCAAGGAATGCTGCGCGGATATTATGGAGCAGTTTGTGGCTATGCGCGAAGAGCGGGACTAATGACCTTCGACATTTCGCAGATAAACATCCAGCGCCAGTTAATGGAACTGGACCGGGCTGACTGCGAAGAGAGCCTGTATTACTTCCTGACCAATGCATGGAAGTACATTGACGCCAGCACATGGAAAGATGGTTGGCCAATTGAAGCTGTGGCCGAGCATTTGCAGGCTGTGGTTGATGGAGACATCAAGCGGCTGATCATTAACATCCCGCCGCGTATGGGCAAGAGTACCATTACGTCGGTCGCCTTTCCTGCATGGACATGGGCACAGCCTGAGGCTTCCGCTACGTCAGGGCCGGGTGTGCAGTTCCTGATGGCGTCCTATGCCAACCAGTTGGTGCTGCGTGACAGCGTTAAGTGTAGGCGGTTGATTGAATCGCCATGGTATCAGAGCATGTGGGGTGAGCGCTTTAAGCTGAACTCCGACCAAAACACCAAGTCCCGTTTTTCCAATGACCATGGCGGTGAGCGCCTGATTACGTCGGTTGGTGCGGCAGTGACGGGTGAGGGTGGATCGATTATTGTGGTCGATGACCCTAACTCTGCGTCTGAGGCATTTTCGGATGCGAACATCGAAAGCACGATTGAGTGGTGGGATGGGACAATGTCCACCCGTCTGAACGACTCCAAGACTGGTGCATATGTCATTATTCAGCAGAGACTGGCCGAAAATGATCTGACCGGGCACGTTATTGAAAAAGATGTGGGCGAGTGGACGCACCTTTGCTTGCCCATGAAGTACGAGCCTGATCGGTCCTTTGTAACTAATATTGGCTGGGAAGATCCGCGCACTGAAGAAGGCGAGTTGCTTTGGCCTGATCGGTTTGGGACTAAGGAAGTTCTAGGGCTGGAGCGTTCACTGGGGCCATTCATGTCCGCAGGGCAGTTGCAGCAGCGCCCAGAGCCCGCAGGTGGTGGTGTCATTAAGCGCGAATGGTGGAAGCTGTGGGAGGAGCAAAGCTATCCGCCTATGGATTATATCATTGCGTCACTGGATACGGCGTACACAACCAAAACAACCAACGATTACTCCGCAATTTCAATCTGGGGCGTGTTTACGACTGATTCCACGGCCATTGCTAACCGCATTTTGGACAAAGATGGCCGCCCAATGTACTTTGACCGGGGCTATGCAGAGACTGCGCCGCGTTTGATGCTGATGCATTCATGGCAGGAGCGCCTTGAATTCCATGATTTGGTGGAGAAAGTGGCCAAGACCTGTAAGTCATTGAAAGTAGACAAGCTTTTGGTGGAGAACAAGGCTGCGGGTATATCCGTATCGCAGGAATTGCGCAGACTTTATGGGTCTGAGGGCTTTGCTGTGCAGCTTTGTGACCCGAAAAGTCAAGATAAGCTGTCGCGGTTATATTCTGTTCAGCATTTATTTGCTGACGGCATGGTGTATGCGCCTGATAAGATATGGGCAGAGCAGTTAATTACGCAAGTTGGCCAGTTCCCTAAGGGAAAGCATGACGATTTGGTTGATACTGTGTCTATGAGCATACGCCACTTGCGTGATATTGGGCTTTTGACCCGGTCACAGGAGCGCATTGAAGAGATTGAAAACATGAAGGTGTATCCGGGCAAGCAGAGCGTGCCTTTGTACCCAGCGTAATGGAGAATTTATGAGGTATACTGGTCGCGTTAACGCATCTTGCACGGTCGAAGACCTTGGTCAGAGGCAATTTGAGGTAGAAGTGTGGGGCGAAGTGCCTTTTGACCACAAGCGGACCTATACATTGAACGCTAAAGATGATAATTCGGCAGCAGAAGAAGGCTTGCGTCTTTTTTGCGATGAGATGGAATGCCTTAGAAGCGCAGAAGCAAAGGAAGATTGATGGCAACGCAACCGGGCCTCGCTCCAATGAATATTCGTCAGCCTGCTCCAGATGAGCCGGGTGCGATTGACACGTCACCGATCCAGATCGACTTTGCTGATGAAAGCGGCGACCTCCCTGAGACAGATGAGAACGGGAATATCATTTCCATTGAGCATGATGACGGTTCAATCACCGTTTCGCTTGATGGTAACCCGCTTGAAACTGTCGAGAATGGCGATGATGGCGAATGGTTTGGCAATTTGGTCGATAAGATCGATGAAGCTGAACTTAACGCTATCTCTGGCGATTTGTTCCGGGGCATTGATGACGATTTATTGTCGCGCAAGGACTGGATTGAGACACGGGCACAGGGAATTAAGCTTCTTGGCCTAAAAATTGAGATACCGGGCCTCACAGGAGCCACTGACGGCGCACCTGTTGAGGGCATGTCGCGTGTACGCCACCCATTGCTGCTTGAAGCCGTGCTGCGCTTCCAAGCCAACTCGCGGTCGGAACTTTTGCCGACTGATGGACCCGTTAAGATCCGTAATGACGATAACAATGCGACATTGCAGGAAGATCAGATTGCAAACGCGCTTGAGCGTGACCTTAACCACTATCTGACATCGACAGCGACGGAATATTACCCCGACACCGACCGCATGCTGCTGATGCTTGGCTTTGGCGGTACGTCATTTAAGAAAGTTTACTACTGCCCGCTGCGTAACCGTCCCGTTTCGGAGACAGTTGACGCTGATGACCTGATCGTAAGCAACGACGCAACAGATTTGTCCAATGCGCGTCGCATTACGCACCGGATCATGATGCGCCCGTCAATTGTGAAGCGCATGCAGATCCTTGGTGTGTATCGCGATGTTGATCTGGGCACACCTAGCATGCGCCGCCTTGACCCATTGCAGCGCGAAGAGCGTGACCAGCAAGGTATTTCGTCTGATTCCACCAATCCATTGGATCGTGATCGCGAGATCTACGAATGCTATTGCGAACTGGACATCAAAGGCTTTGAGCATAAGCACAAGGGTAAGATCTCCGGGCTTGAGATCCCATACCGCGTGACCGTTGACGTTTCCTCAAAGGAAATCCTGTCAATTGTCCGTAACTTTGACGAAGAAACAGCAGACCTGCCAATCGCAAAGCCAAACTTTGTTAAGTTTACGTTTGTACCGGGCCTTGGGTTTTACGACATTGGCCTCCTGCACATTCTGGGTAACACGACCAACGCCATTACGGCTGCATGGCGCGAGTTGTTGGATGCAGGCATGTATTCCAACTTCCCCGGCTTCCTCATGGCCGACACAGGCGCACGGCAGAACACAAATATCTTCCGCGTTCCTCCCGGTGGCGGTGCGCTGATTAAGACTGGCGGCATGCCAATCTCACAAGCCGTCATGCCCCTGCCCTACCAGCCGCCATCACAGGCGCTGATGCAGCTTGTTAGCGACATGGCCCAGACCGGTATGCGTATTGGTGGAACATCGGAGCAGCAAGTCGGTGAAGGCCGCGCTGACGCTCCTGTTGGCACGACCCTTGCTATGATCGAACAGGCTACCAAGGTCATGAACGCTGTTCACAAGCGCCTTCATGCTGCTCAGGCTGAAGAATTCCGTTTGCTGTGCGAGTGCTTCCGCCAAAACCCTGAAAGCTTCTGGCAGCGCAACGCTAAGCCAACCATGTCATGGGATCAGGCGACATTCATTCAGGCGCTCAATGACTTTGACCTAACACCTCAGGCTGACCCTAACACATCGTCGCAGGGCCAGCGCATTATGAAGATCACTGCGCTAAAGCAGCTTCAGCAGGCAAACCCATCGATGTACGATCCTATCGCCATCGACGTAGCTGCGTTGCAAGCTATCGGTTGGTCTAACCCATCGCAGTTCATGGCACCGCAGGATGCGCAAGCATCGCCGCCACCAGAACTGTTGCAGGCTCAAGCCAAGATGAAGAACGACGAAATCACCGCCAATGCGCGTATGATTGAAGCGCAGGCGCGTCAGGCTGAAACGCAAGCCAAGATCCAGTCCGGTGCCTTTGCGCCAAAGCAAGACGGGCCAGAGATGGGTCAGGCAGCAATGAATGCTTCGCAAGCGGATCTAATCAACGCCGAAACCAAGCGCAGCGAAATTGGCGTCCGCCATCAAGAGCGTATGGTTGAAGATCAGAACCGTGATCTGGATCGCCAGAGCCGTGAGCGCGTTGCCATGTTGCAGCTTGCCCGTGACCTTGTGATGCATCCAGAACAGGCGGAAGCTGTCGAGCCGCTGGTTGGGCCGTCAGAGCGCAAATTCAGCAAGGATGAGGGCGAATGAAAGACCCAAAGGCTATCCGCAAAGCAATCATGACCGCACGAAACATTGCGGCTATGGTTGATCCAAACTTTGCGCGTGTGCCTTTGCCGCAGGTCGGTGAGCCTGATACAGAAGAGAAGAGGCCGCCCCTTAATTTTATGGGTGGTGGGTATGGCGAACCAATTCCGGGTTCCGAAGACAGTATCAGACGCCACAAAGACTTGGGTCGCGATATTGCTTACATGTCTGCGGATGAATATCATCGTGCAGTTGGTCGCCCAAGCCCAGAGTCGATGCGTCCGGGCATTACCGACAAGTTAATGCGTGATATTTCTGAAAATGGGCTTCGGGAAATTCCTTGGATTAATCCGTCTGGCCCTCTTGGTCAGGAAGGTCGCCATCGCGCAGATGCACTAACTCGTCTTGGATACAATAAATTTCCCGTCGCTATTATTCCCAGTGAAAATTCTGGAAATTACGCCGCTGGTGGTGAGGTTTACGGCGACAACAGCAACATAAGGGTTGTTGGAAATTACGAAGGTGAGCATCGCCTTGTTCCAATTAGCCCTAAAAACACCAATTACCGGCACGTTATGGAGTATGTGCCGATTGATTGGCTTATGGAACGTCGCGGCAACGAATATCGCCACTCTCCTGAGCGCATGGAGCAGCTTCGGAATGAAATTCAGGAAGAGGGTTTGCGCGAACCGGTGCTTATCAGCACGGGCAAAAACTCCCGTACTTCAATTGTGGGCGAAGGGAATCACCGTGTTCTTGCCGCCAAGCAGCTTGGCTACACCCATATCCCGGTAAGGGCCATGGTAGGCAGTTCAGCCGGTAGCGACAGGGTTCCGGAAGGCGCGCACGACGAAGATATTATCCCAGAGCCCAATAGGTACTTCCCATCCGACGCCAAGCCATCTCGCGTTATGCGCAGCTTGGGCTATGAAGGTCAGCCAGAACTTCCTGAGGATTGGTGGGAAAAGGGATACGCCGCTGGTGGTGAGGTTGAGCAACCCACCGAATATTCCGCGCCAGACGATATGGGCCTGTACAGTCATGCTGCCGCAACGGCTGCCAGCTTCCCACAGGCGAAGGCATCGCCTGAAGAGTTTCGCAACATCCTGACCAATCGCGGCGTCAAGCAGAGCGAATTTGATGCATCCGGTTACGACCAAGCTTTTGCCGACCAGCCGCAGGTTACCCGCGAACAGGTCGCTGCGCATTTCCATGAGAACCGGACTCCGATTGAGGAAAAGAGGTTTTACGACAATAATCCTCAACTTGATGCGCTTGAAAAAGATTACTGGGACAAGCTTCGTGAAGTGCAGGCGCGCAAAGTAGCGCATCATGAAGCAAACCCAGACCAAGACAATACCGGTTGGGGAAATGAAGAAAAGGCTGCCCTGCGGGATGATTACCACAAAGCCAGAGCAGCCGTTTTAGAATCTAAGGATTATATTCAAAGCGCCGGAAACACGCACCATGAGGGATATACTCTTCCGGGCGGTGAAAATTACCGCGA